TTTCACCATCGACTGCGCAGATACTCGGTTCGTAGTATCTTTGACTTAGGTTTTCATCATCTGAGGTTTGAGAGGGGCAGTCAGCAATGGCTGCCCTTCTTATTTTTACGGCCATGAAGATTTGCATCGTTTACAACGCCCATCCAACCGGGTGCAGTTTCTACCGCCTCGAAATGCCGAACGCATACTTGGGCGACAACTACCCGGAGTTTGACTATGTGTGCGTCGAGAACATCACTACGATTAGCGACGAGGGGTTGAAGTCCATTGACCTGTTCCTGTTCAGCCGTTTGTGGTGTCAGGGGACGATGGAGCAGGTGGAGAACGTCTACAAAGCATTGACCCAATACGGAGCGAAAGTCATCCTTGACTTGGACGATTACTGGGTGCTTGAATCGGGCCACATCATGTATCGCCACTATCACCAAACCAAACTCGCAGAGGTCATCCGTAAGCACATCAAATTGGCTGATTGGGTAACTTGTACCACCGAGCATCTTGCCTCTCGCATACGGCCTCTAAATGCGAATGTGAGCATTCTGCAGAACGAGCCATACGAAGCCTACCAACAATTCATCCCGAATCCTGACGAAGAACCCGACAAGCACCTCGTCAAGTTCGGTTGGTTCGGAGGGGCGCAGCATGGCGAGGACATGGAACTGCTCCGTGAGGGGATGCAGAAACTACGCTGGGATGCAAACTTGGATGGCAAGTACCGCCTCTATCTCGGAGGGTGGAACGACAACAACCCTGTTTACGAGGGCTACGAAAAGATCATCAGCGACCAAGGGAACAACCCGAACTACGGACGCATTCAGGCTGCTGACATCTACTCGTATGTCGGGGGCTACAACTTCGTGAACGTTACCCTTGCACCGTTGAGGGACACCAAGTTTAACAAACTCAAGTCCGAGTTGAAGGTGGTCGAGGCAGGGTGGATGAATAAGGCCATCATCGCATCCGAAACCATCCCCTACACGGACGTAATTCGGCATGGAGAGAATGGCTTTCTTGTGGCTTACAACAAGCCCAAGGACTGGTACAAGTACATCAAGCAGTTAATCCTTGACCCCGACCTTCGCAAGGGCTTGGCTGACAACCTAACGAGGGACATCAAGAAGCAGTTCAACGTGGCCGAAACCGCCAAGAAGCGGGCCGAACTATACAGGCAGATTGGGCGCAAATTGTGAAATTCGGGGGCATCGCACATTTACAAGCAGATGCTTTACCTGAACCCTGACACGACCAACACCCTGACGGTTACTTGGACCGAGCGAGCCAGCACGGGGGACCGCTACATCTTGCGACTCACGAGCATTGCCAAGAACACCACGACCGATTTTACCCTGCTGAAATCTGCTAACCTTTCCAACTACACGAATCGCTATGACCAATTTCAGATTGCCGTGGGGTCGCTTGAAACAGGCTCGTATAAGTATGAAGTTTACGATACCAATAGCACGGTTGCCGCTGCTTTGGCGGTCGTTGAAACGGGCTTGGCATTTATACAAACCGCAACGATAGGCTTCAACACCTACGCAAACACAATCACTTACAACACCTATCTCGCATCCAGCGTGAGGGTATTCGATTCAACCTTTGACCAATCCTTCGCATGAGCGTACAAACACGAAGTCAACTCCAAGCGAGTGCATTAACGATAACCAACGAAACCGCTGCCGGAGCAAACACCGCATCCCGTGTAGGCGGTCTATTCGACGACCTTGCCGATACCGCAACGCTTAACCGAGAGCGGGGATTTGCGAACCTTTACATAGACACCAACACGGCTTTCACTCCGACGCAGGGGCAAAGAGTCAAGTTGACAAGTGCGATGGTATCAGGCGTTTTGTCAACCTACAACTTTTCAAGGACTACCAACTCGCTGACCTACACAGGCACAACGGGGGCGACCCTTCGCATCGCTGCGTCCATGGTCTTGGCGCAGAATAACAACAACCAAATCAAGGTTTACATCGCCAAGAACGGCACAACGATTGACCAGTCAATGACTGACATCACAACGGCTCACACGAACGGCCATGCGATTTACACGGAGGCCTACGTTACGGGTGCAGTCAATGATGAATTTGCCATCTACATCAACGCAATCGATAGCGGTGCAAGTATCACGATTTCAGCGCTTTCATTTACCATCCACACGCTATGAGTAATAAATCTACTCAACACTTCACCCAATGGTTGGGGATAGAGCATAAGGTCCCCGTGATGCTGGAGAACCGCTCCGGCAAGTACATCACCTACGGCTTTGCCAACGAGTACCCATACTACCTGCTTGACAACTATCGCAGGTCGTCAAAACACAACGCTATCGTGAATGGGAAAGTGAATTACATCATGGGCGGAGGCTGGCAGGCAGGCGACAACCTGACCGTGGAGCAACAAGCCCGGTTCATCAAGTTTTTCGACGGAATGTCCAGCACCGAGGACTTGAACGACATCACGGAGAAACTGGTCTTGGACTTGGAGATTTTCAACGGCTTTGCGGTCGCAGTTACTTGGTCCAAACTTGGGACCATCGCCAAGATGGAGCACGTTCCGTTTGAAAAAATCAGGGTTGACAAGGAGGAGAAGATGTTTCAGGTGGCTGACTGGTACAACGACGACATGATGCAGTTGTTCCCCAAGGTCGGGGACATCGAGAAAATCCCTGCCATCGACCCGGAGAACCGCCTCGGAAAGCAGTTGTTCTACTATCGTGTGTACGCAGCAGGCGTGAAGCACTACCCGCTCCCCGAATACATCGGAGGGAACGCTTGGATTGAGGCAGACGTGCAAGTGGCGAACTTCCACAACAACAACCTGCGCAACAACTTTTGGGGGGGATACTTGATCAACTTCAACAACGGGATCCCAACACCCGAAGAGCAGGGCGACATCGAGAGGCAAATCAAACGCAAGTTTTCAGGGACCGACAACGCTGGTCGCTTTGTTGTAACCTTCAACGACGATGCAGCCAAGGCCCCAACACTTGAACCGCTCACTCCGAGCGACATGGATAAGCAGTTCGAGATTTTGAACAAAGCCATTCAGCAGGAGATATTCATCGCACACCGTGTAACCAACCCCATGCTATTCGGAGTCAAGACCGAAGGCCAATTGGGTGGACGCAACGAATTGGTCGAAGCATACGAACTATTCAAGGCCACCTACGTCAACGACCGGGTTCGCAAAGTGGAGCGGATGATTAATTACCTCGGCTCGTTCAACGGAGTCGAAGGGATGGAACTGATACCTGTGGAACCCATCACGGAGCGACTAAGCGAACAAGCCCTCTTGCAGATTATGACCCAAGATGAACTGCGTGAGAAAGCAGGTCTGCAACCTCTTGAGAAGCCTGCCGACGTGGTTGGACCTAATCCCCAACCCGACGAGCAACCGCAAGCCGTGGAAGCATTGCAGAGCAACGACAACATCAAGAAACTATCGGGCAGGGAGTATCAAAACTTGATGCGTATCGTCAGGCAGTATATGCAGGAGAAAATCACGTTGGAGATGGCACGGACCATGTTGTCAGCAGGCTTTGGGCTATCAGCCCAAGAGATTGACACGATGCTGGGCGTTCAGTCCCAAGAGTTCAGCGAACCGACTTGGGGCCAAGATGACGACGAAGACTACGGATGGGGCGACGAAGAGTTCAAGGTCTTGGAAGTGGTTGCAAGCAAGTTCGGATGCCATGCCGACGACTACCACGTCATGCACTCCAAGCCGATGCGGTTTGACACCAACATCGACGAAAACATCCGCTTGGCCTTTGCCGAACTGGGCGAAGAAGAGAAAGAGTTGGACCTGAAGATTGAAGCCTACCGCAAGAAGAACAGGGACGCATCGGTTGAAGAAATGGCCAAGGAGTTCGGGGTCAGCAAGGCGAAGGTCGCCAAGCGGGTCGCCTACTTGATTACCAAGGACCGCTACCCTATCAGCCGGGCCGTGGACAAGATAGCCGAGCAGAACCTTCCCAAGAACGTGAAGGAAGTTGCCGAGCCAGTCTTGGAGGTCCGCTACAAGTACGCATGGGCGACAGGGTTCAGCAACAAAGACAAAGGCTCCAGCCGTGAGTTCTGCAAGGTGATGCTTGACTTAGCCGGGCAGGGCAAGGTCTACACGAGGGAGGACATCGACGGGATTTCTGCAATCATGGGGTATTCCGTTTGGAATCGCAGAGGCGGTTGGTATCACACGCCCAGCGGAGTGAACAGGCCACAATGCAGGCACGTATGGGAGCAGCAGTTGGTAATCCGTAAAGGCAATAAAATTACGAAGGCATGAAGGCACTATTCATAAGCGAAGAAACGCTACTGGACAATAGCATCATTAACGAGAACGTCAGTTACACCCAAATCCGTCCAACGGTTGTCAAGGTGCAGGAGATGCGGATTCAGCCCATCGTTGGCTCTCCATTGTATGGGGAATTGGTTACGCAGGTCGTCAGCGGTTCAACCTCTGCCCTGAACCAAACGCTGCTGGAGGATTACATCCAGCCGGCTATGATTCAGTGGCTCTACTACGAACTACCCATGGTTCTTGCGTTTAAGTACATGAACAAGGGCATGGTCCGTAGAACGAGCGAAGAATCCTCCCAAATGAGCATGGAAGAAATCACCCGGCTGACCGATAAGGTCAAGAACGATGCCGAGTGGTACTCCGAACGGATTACTCGATACCTAATGGAGAACCGCAACTCCTACCCTCTTTGGAACTCGCCTCCATCTGCTTTGGATACCATCTACCCGAACGCTACCAACTACCGCACCGGGATGGTCTTGGACCGCAACAGGAGGATGGGAATCAGCAACTTGGATTACCCCTACCCCTACGGTCAATTCGGGGCGTGTAATGACTGCTAACGATGGGCGCACACAAGAAGAACATACTGAAACTGCAAAACTATGTCTTGGATAAAAATCAAGCAAGCCCTGCTGGACCTTGCAAATGCTCATCCACAGGTCAACTCGTTCGGGACGGGCGACCCGCTTGCGGTAGGCACGGACAACACCATCAACCTACGAACCCCAAGCCGTGAGCGAATCGTCTATCCGCTCGTTTTTGCGGACGTTCAGTCAGCAACTACTGACGCTGGCACTTTGGACTTGGTGGTTGGGGTATATTTTAGTGATAGAGTTGAGTCCATTAAGCCGATGGGCGGAGTGGTTTCAGGCAGCCCTACGCTGGGTTGGCAGGATAACGAGGACGAGGTACTAAGCGACCAGTTGCAGATAGCACAGGACTTCATATCAGCCCTTACAAACGACCCAAGCGAGGACTGGACCCTTTCATCCAGCGTATCGCTTACACGCTTCGTAGAGAGCCGGGACGACCGCACGGCAGGCTGGCAGGCGACGATGACTTTTGAGATTCCTTACTCTCACTCGGTTTGTGAAATTCCCACATAAAAGACATTTACAATTAAACGCTAAAAAATGCCTACACCCATATTGCAACAAATGCTCGGCCAAGGTGGTACGATGGAGTTTATCAATGGAACCGTTACCGGTAAAAACTACGACTTCCTTGTAGTCAACACCGCTGCGACCTTCACAACTTTAACAGGAACTGGAAGTGAAAACCTGCTAACCGCTTACAACTTTTCGGGGGCTTCCATATCCGCTGGCATCGTAATCAGCGGTCGCAATGGCGGCAAGATTACTGCGGTTACTCCTTCGGTCGGTTCGGTTATCGGTTTCACATTCCTGTAAGCAATGCTGATAGGTTACGGCTACGGCTATCCAACAAACCAACTGCTTGGCGGTGGCAATCCATTTTGGCTTGCCTTCAACCAACGTGCAGACGCTGACGGGGCTTTGCCTGCCGAGGCTGCGGTCAATGGATGCCTCCAAACCCGATTCCTTAACTCCTTCCAATCTTACGCTTTCTTCGTCTTTTATTCCAACTCTTGGCTGCCGTTTATGCAACGGGCGAACACCGACACGGCTGACGCTGCGGAGGTTCGTTTCATCAACTGCCTCGAAGTCCGAATGTATAATCTTTTAAACGCATAGCAGATGCCTGCAAGCCCATCACTCCTTATCGTCCCTGCTCGCTTTAAGACGGGGAAACTCTACACACAAATCGCTACGACTTCGGCTGGGGTTGTTCTCGGTTCATCGGGGGACTTCAACGTTACCCGTGCAACTACTGCGACCCGATTCAATTCGGCTGGCTTGATTGAGAGCGTTGCAAGCGGTGTGCCTCGCTTGGACTACTATACCAGCGGAGGAACGGCTGGCTGCCCTGCGTTGTTGGTGGAGCCGAGTGCGCAGAACTCCGCTTTGCAGAGTCAGGACTTTACGACAACTTGGTCGCCCACTAATGTAACGGTTTCCGCAAATGTTACAGGAACCACCGACCCTTTTGGCACAAATCTTGCGGACTTATTGACCGCAACTGCAAGCGGTTCAGCGAGAGTCGTTCAGACCTTTAGTTTTGTTAGCGGTACAACCTACACCTATTCTTGTTTTGCAAAAGCCGGCAATGGATTCTTCGGAATGACGATGGAGAACGGAGGCGTTGCAAGTGGCGTTGCGGTTATTTGGAATGTTTCAACTGGGGCATTTTCAGTAAGCGGAAGCGTTGGAAGCGGTTATACCTTGCAAGCACACAATATAGAAAATTACGGCAATGGATGGTATCGTTGTTCCATGCGTGTTTTGCTTGGTTTGTCGGTTACAGGCAACATACGGGTAAATACGAGCAACGGAACAATGAGTAGTGTTGTTGTTCAATCGGACAATGGGAATAGCGTTAATGTGTTTGGCGCACAGGTAGAAACCGGCTCCATCGCAACCTCCTACATCCCCACAACTGCCGCAGCGGTAACCCGCAACGCAGACGTTATCACCCTATCAGGCGCAGTCAGCGGGTCCATCGGGCAGACGGAGGGGACGATTTATCTTGAAATGCAAGCAGATTCGGCAGGGACGGGGGCTAATTTTTTAATTATTGGTGATGGAGTAAACGCTGATGACTTTGTTTATTTGGGCAAAAATGGCGCAAACTTACAAGCAGTCGTACGCTCTAATAACAGTTCTGTTGTTTCTTTTACTCAGGCTTTAACGGGTAATGCTATTAAAGCCGCAATCGCTTACAAAGGAGGGGATTCTGCCCTTTATGTCAATGGTTCTTTTGTTGCATCAGGTTCAACTGCTTTTACATTTTCTTCTTTGTTGCCATCAATAGGCTTGGGGTTGTCTTCGTTTGCGTTTGCCGCACCTACTGCAATAAACAGATACCGTGCCGCCGCCCTCTACAACACCCGCCTCACCAACGCTGAACTCGCTGCCCTTACAACGCTATGATAATCCTACACGAAACAAATGAAGGCGCACTATTGATGGCCGATAATGGCGATACTATGTGGGTCGATTTGCAACAACTCGCTGCCCTTACGAACCCCTAATGGCTACCTTCCGCAAGTACGCATTCCCCAAGCAGGCCGACGCTGACAAGGTGCTGGCTCTATGCACAGGCACCACCGCTGCGGTGGCCCTCGGTGTCTTGGATGGCTTTATCTGCTACGACATCCTTTGGGAGGGCGACGCACCTAAAGATGCCACCCAGTACGAAACTTGGCCCGAACCTTGCGGTGTTCACTCCTTCCTCGGATGGGACGAGCAGTACACCGAGGACTACCACCAACACAAATCGCTATGAAACTCTTCCGCAAACGCAACCCTGAAACCCCTAAACTACCCCTAATGAAATCAGCAGTCATCGCTTTACTTCGCCACCTGTTAACCTTCATCGGTGGAACCCTTGTTGCCAAAGGTATCATTGATTCAGCGACCCTTACCGAAATCATCGGTTCCGTATTGACCTTGTTGTCAGTTGGTTGGATGGCCTTGGATAAGACAAAGGGTAAGGAGTGAACCTAATCGAAACCACCATCGTCGGGAGCGTGGCAGCAATCGTCGGTGGAGCGGTCGCTTGGTTCACCAAGGGCCGTGTCGAATCGGACTCCCTGCAAGTCAGGCAAGCCCAAGCGGTCCTCGCTATGTGGCAGGCTACCAGCGAGTCACAAAACAAAGAATTAACACAACTTAGAAACGAGGTGGTAAGTTTGCGTCAACGACTTGAGGAAATGGAGCATACCATCCATCTACTCCAAGCCGAGAATGCCAAACTGAAAAACCTCGTATGAAAGTTACTAAGCATTCCAAAAACGTCCACGCCATTGAGTGCGGACGTACCCAAGAATTTCTTTTGCTCTCTGACTTGCATTGGGACAACCCTAAGTGCGACAGGGCCTTGTTAACCAACCACCTCGAAGAAGCAAGACGCAGGGGTGCGAAAGTCCTCGTAAATGGGGACTTTTTTTGTTTGATGAATGGGCGTGGAGACCCTCGCAGGAGTAAGGACGACATCCGTCCAGAGCATAACAACGGGCGATACCTTGACTCCATCGTTGACACGGCCGTTGAATGGTTCCGACCCTATGCAGACCTCCTGCTGGTCCTTGGATATGGCAACCACGAAACCTCCATTATCCAACACCAAGAAACGGACATCTTGCTTCGCTTCGCAACCATCCTCAACCATTCATGCAAGACCGACATTCAAGTCGGGGGCTATGGCGGTGTCTTAGACTTCAAGATGATTTACGACCCGGACCATCGCTGCAACTTCATTATGCACTACTATCACGGCTCCGGGGGCGGTGGACCCGTAACCAAGGGAGTCATCCAAGACCAACGGATCCTTGCGAGCATTGAGAGCTACGACTGCACTTGGCAGGGCCACGTTCACGAACTCTACTACCATCAAAACATCGTCAACCGCTATGTTCGTACGACTCACCAAATCTTGCAGAAACCTGTTCACCAAGTCCGCACGGCAACGTACAAAGAAGAATGGGCCGACGGGTACATGGGCTTTCACGTTGAGCGTGGAAGAGGCCCGAAGCCTTTGGGCGGATATTGGATGACCCTCGAAGCAGGCAGGTTTGTAGGCAAGGACCGAAGAGGTCCCGAATTACAGGTCTTTGCTTCCTTCGCCCCCTGCGACAGGTTCTACACCGGCAGCGGTCAGGTATAGGTAACCGTACTCTTTCTCTGCATTAAACTGGGGACAGGCCTTGGTAACGCCCGGAAAGTCCCTGTGTCCGATGATGCGGGCCTTGGGGTACTTCTTGAGCCAATCTAAAAGCACCACGGCAATCGCTTGACGCTGGCCGATAGTTCGGTCATCTTTGTCCTTGCCTCCGATATAACTCACGTGGAGGCTCGTAGCGTTATGCCCCTGAACTCCGTTGGTGATGGCACTATCAGGAGCCAAGACCGTTACGTTCCCAATCGAATCAATGATACAATGATAGCCAACGGACTTCCATCCAAGGGCCTCCTTCCAATGCTTGCGGATGCTGGCGATGGTCGTGTTCTTCGGGGTAGCCGTGCAATGGACGACGAGGTGGGTGATGGTTCTCATTCTTCGGGGTTTAGTTTGTGGAAGTAGTTGACCGCAACAGGGTCGGCAACATCGGGACCGCTGGATAGGTGGACCTCCTTGGTCCCATTCCATTGAGCCATGGCCGGGTCATAGCCGAGTAACTCGCAGGCTTTCCGATATTCAAGCAGCAGGGCGTGGTTGCCTTCAAGGTCAGCGTTGTCGATGGCTATCATCAGCCGTTCCAAGGCGTTCGTGAGGGCCTTGGCAGGTCGAAGGGAGTGGTATTCGGGCATGGCTTAGGTTTGTACAAATGTATGGAAATAGGCTTAAATCGCAATAAAACGGGGGATGAATAATTTTTTTGCTACGAGGTGGCACAAAATGGTTTGGACTGCATTATCTTTGCTTTACAAACCAAACCTCAAACCCATGTTAACAACCCTTCAACTAATCAACCACATTGCATCTAATCCGCACTACACAACGATTGCGATAGATGGATGCGACGACAAAGAGCCAATGCAAGCGATAGAACTTTTAAGTTCCGAAAGTTTTGCAAACATTTGGTCTATCAATGGTAGCCTTGAGAAAAATACGCTACTTGTATATGACAACTCGGCCTTTCTTAAAAACGACATTCTTTAAACCTCAAACCTCAAACCCATGAACCACGAAACCCAAGCCAAACTCAAAGCAGCCCTCGTTACGGGCTACATCATGCTGGCAACCATGACCGGCATCGCCTTCTTCGGCAGATTCATCTTCGCACTCATCAACAACTAAACCTCAAAACCATGCACAAATTTAAAACCACCAACATCAAAGGCAAGGACTACGTCGAAGTCAACCAACGCCTCCTGTACTTCCGCAACGAATCGGCCTACGCTGGCTGGTCGTTGGAATCCGAACTCATTGACCTGCAACCCGACCGCTGCTGCGTCCGTGCAGTTATCCGGGACAACGAGGGCCGCATCCGTGCTACGGGCCACGCCTCCGAGG